GCTCCTCAAACGCGGCAAACAAATACGTTGCCTTTGTAACCGCTGTAGCTACGGGATCATTTGATATCACGTTCTACACGACAGGCGGTACGACATCTGACACGCCGGTCATCAACTTCTCTGTCCTTCGTTCTGTAAGCACCTGACCATGACGCTGATACTTAACCCATCCGCTGCGTCAAACACCCGTACCTCAGACAGTACGGCGTTCAACCTTGATCTGAATGCGATCATTGAAGAAGCTTTTGAGCGATGCGGAGCAGAGGTTCGTTCTGGTTATGATGTGCGTACCGCTCGCCGGTCGCTGAACCTGCTTCTGCTGGATTGGGCCAATCGTGGTATCAACCTCTGGACGGTTGAGCAAGGTGAGCAAGTACTTACCTACAACGAAGATACCTACGATCTGCCCATCGACACCGTGGACTTGCTGGATCATGTGATCCGCACCGGGTCTGGGACAACCCAGATCGACATCAATATCACCCGGATATCAAACAGCACCTACGCATCCATCCCGAACAAGAACGCCACGGGGCGTCCGATCCAAGTCTGGATTGACCGACGAACAGGTGCGACTAGCGCCGTTGGGGTGGTGCAGTATCCAAGGATCGTGGTCTGGCCCAAGCCGGATAACTCGACCACCTATACCTTTGTGTACTGGCGGCTTCGCCGTATGCAGGAGGCGGGTAATGGTGTGAATGGGCAAGACATTCCGTTCCGCTTTCTCCCCTGCCTGATCGCAGGTCTGGCATACAGCCTGTCGATGAAGATTCAGGGTGCGGAAGATCGTATTCAGATGCTCAAGTCTGTATATGATGAGCAGTGGGCGCTTGCAGCGGAAGAGGATCGGGAAAAGGCTTCGGTACGGTTTGTCCCCCGGCAGATGTTCATAGGGTGACCCGTGGCTAGCAAGTTTGCATCAGCCAAGAACTCAATTGCTGAGTGCGACCGATGTGGGTTCAGGTATAAGCTGACTCAGCTTAAAACGCTGGTCATCAAGACCAAGAACGTCAACATCAAGGTCTGCCAAACGTGCTGGGAGCCTGATCAACCGCAGTTGCAGTTGGGGATGTATCCGGTAAACGATCCGCAAGCAGTGCGTGATCCGCGTCCAGATACGAGCTACTATACTCCTATTACAGGGAGTCGCATCATTCAGTGGGGCTGGAACCCGGTAGGTGGTGCTAGAAGCATTGATTTCGGCCTGACCCCTAATGACCTGATCGGTCGGGCTAGTGTGGGTACTGTTACGATTCTGACCTCATAGGAGGGTTTATGGCAGGCGGTAAAGGTTGTGGGTCGATGCCCATGAGCGTTAAGAAGATGAAGGCCGGTGGCCCGACTTCTTTGGACCGGAAAAAGTATGGGCGTAATGTCTCTCGCATTATGAACCAAGGCAAATCGTCGCGGGGCAAGTGATGAGCAATATCAAATCGGTTCCGGTTCCTAACTGCAACGGCTATCCCCAGACTGACATTGGCAAGGCCGATGTATTGGTCAAAGGGCGCTGGCTTAGTGGTACCAAGCAGAAAAAGTACAGCACCATGCGTGGTGCTGGTGCTGCTACGAAAGGAACGAAGTTCCTGTCGGATACCGCCGAGGTAGGCTGATTGTGGCCGTTACTTACACAAGCCTTGTACAACTGATTCAGAACTATACGGAAAACACGGAGCCTAGCTTCGTCTCGTATATTCCTACGTTTGTACAGCTTGCGGAGCAACGGATTTACAACGCTGTTCAGATTCCTGCGCTCAGGAAGAATCAGGTCGGCTACACGACCCTGAACAACAAGTACCTTACGCTGCCGGATGATTGGCTGGCGACGTTCTCGTTGTCGGTGATTGATCCAGATACGTCCGCGCAGGAGTACCTCCTGAACAAGGATGTCGAGTACATCCGCGAGTCCTTCCCGTACCCCGGTGCGACAGGCAAGCCTACGCACTACGCGCAATTCGATGTCAACTCTCTGATACTGGGGCCGACGCCCAATCAGAGCTATCAGGTAGAACTTCACTATTATTACTACCCGGAGTCGATTGTGACTTCGGAGGTATCGTGGCTGGGGACTAACTTTGATAGTGTTCTGATCTACGGCACGCTGCGTGAAGCGTATATCTACATGAAGGGCGACCAAGACCTCGCCAATATGTATGAGGCCAAGTATCAGGAAGCGTTGGAAATGCTGAAAGTACTGGGTGAGGGCAAAGATCGTCGCGATGCATATCGTAGCGGTCAAAGTCGCGTGTCGTTCTAAGCGAGGGCACCGTGGCTATCACTCAAACAATCACCAACTCCTTCAAGACCGATGTACTGAGCGGGGGCATGAACTTCAGCACCTCTAACCGGGCGCTGACTGCCAGTACGCAAGACGTATTCAAGATCGCTCTGTACACCAGCCTCGCGTCTCTGGATGCCACGACTACGGCATACACCACGCTGAACGAAGTGGCTAACGGCAACGGCTACACCACAGGCGGCCTGACTCTTACGGTAACTCAGGTGCCAACTACGGGCGGATCACCTACGACTACGGCATATATCAACTTTGCCAATGCTGTGTGGACTCCGGCTACATTCAGTGCGGCTGGGGCGTTGATCTACAATAGCAGTAACGCAAACCGCTCAGTGGCAATCCTTTCCTTCGGGGCCACAAAGACGGCGGCAGGCACGTTCACGGTTCAGTTCCCTCCCGCTGGGGTCGGATCGTCCATCATCCAGATTGCTTAAAGGTGCGCCATGACCAGCACGTATTCACCCAATCTTGCGCTTGAACTGATTGGGACAGGTGACCAACCGGGTACGTGGGGCACCACGACCAACAATAATATGGGCACGTTGCTTGAACAGGCGATCAGTGGGTACACCACGCAGGCGATTACTGACGGCGCTGATACCGTACTGACGATGTCAAACGGTGCGTCTTGCACCGCACGAAACATGGTCATTGAACTGACAGGCGCTCTTACCGCTGCGCGGACTTTGATTGTACCAAACAACAAAAAACTTTATTTTATATACAACAACACATCTGGTGGGTTTGGTGTAACTGTAAAGACCGCTGCCGGTGCCGGCGTACTGGTTAGAAATGGGCAAAGAGTAGCTCTGCTTTGTAATAGTACGAACAACGTAGTTGCCGCAGTAAATTCACTTGTAGCTCCCGCTACCGTTACTTCATCTGGCCCCAGCACGGTCCTGCAAGTTACCCAGCAAAGCGGTACAGGCACTGCGCTGTCGGTCACCGGCACTTCTGTTATATCCGCCAACGATGCAACAACCCCGGCTCTTCGGGTTACTCAAGTTGGTGATGGTCACGCACTGCTTGTTGAGGATGATACCAACCCGGATTCGACACCTTTTATAATCACAAAAGATGGGTATGTATTTATTGGTGCTAATACATCCGTAGCAAACCCTACTCCATTTTCGGCAGTTTCTCAGATCAATGCGTTTATCGGACAGCAGCTTACTTTTGGCAGTGCTAATACTGCGGGACCTATTCAGTATTTTCAGAAATCAAGGCTCGTTGCAGGGTCACCTAGCGTAGTAACCACAGGCGACACTCTTGGGGGGCTTCTATTTGCAGGATGGGATGCAGGTACTCCCACGGGGGAAATGCGAAACGCTGTGGCTATAACAGCCGAATGCACTGGAACAATCGGAGCAAATAGCGTCCCCGGACAGATTTCTCTTCAAGTTACTCCTAATCTTGGATCTGCTTACGTTCAACAGATGATCATTAACGGGGCTGGAGTAGGTATCGGTACTACCGCTCCCTCTGTTGCTAACGCGATTACGTTTAACATCAACAAGAGTTTGGGAAGTAGCGCGACTGCTAATCTTTACTCCATCGTCGTGGATAATGTTATCCAAGACAATACTAGCCATACCTATACTTCGGCTACTACATTTCGGTCGTTTCCTTCGACGCAAGCATCCTCACTTGCCGTAACGAATTACTATCATTTCACCGCAGAAAATATAACCCTTGGGGCGGGGACGACCCTTGCATACCAAGTCGGTTTTACCGTAGGTGCGCTAAGCTCGGCTACGGATAACGTCGGGTTTGTAAGCAACATTGCTGCTGGAGCAGCTAACGCCAACTTTTATGCAGCGGGAACTGCGCCGAATAAATTCAACGGTAAGGTTCTGTCGCTTGGTACAGGCGCGAACTCCGGTATCGGATATGGCACGGGTGCTGGAAGCACGGTTCTTCAAACTGGAACGCGGGATAGTGGAGTTACGATCAACGCTATTTGTGGGCAGATCACCCTAGTTAACGTACTTTCAGTTGTTGGATATAACAATATTATTGTTACCAACTCTACCGTCGCTGCTACTGATGTAGTAATCGTCAATTTTGGTAGCGGTGCTACGTCAAACAGATATAACTTGTGTGTTACTCAAGTGAGTGCAGGTAGTTTCCGCATTCAAATTCAAAATATCCAAGCAATAACTGAGCAACCCATCATTAACTTTGCTGTGATCAAAGGAGTTACCGCGTAATGAACGAGGGCGAACTCCAGTGGTTAATTAACGCGGGGTTTACTTTGATGGCGACCATTTTTGGCTGGCTGGCGCGGCAACTGTGGGATGCGGTAGGCGCACTCAAAAAAGACCTGTCGAAGCTGCGCGAAGAGATCGCCAACGACCGCGTACACAAAACCGATTTCAAAGACCTGTCCGATGCCATCTTTCGCAAGTTGGACCGGATCGAAGACAAGTTAGACGGTAAAGCAGACAAGGGGCATTGATGGGTATGGTTGAGTCTCTGGGGGACAAACAACGCCGGTTTACCCGGATGGTCGCAGACCTGATCATCTGGGCGTATGATAACGGCTATGAATTGACTTTCGGGGATGCTTACCGTGATCCTCGCGTACACAATGTCATGGGCATACCGGGCGGTTACGGCCATCCTTACTCCAACCATAAAATCCGGTTGGCGGTAGACTTTAACCTGTTCAAGAAAGGTAAGTACCTAGAGTCCACTGAAGACCATCTCCCGCTTGGAGAGTATTGGGAATCGATGGGCGGTACATGGGGCGGACGATTCCGCGACGGTAATCACTACTCACTGGAACATGAGGGACACAAATGAGCGACCAAACTCCTGCCAAGCGTTCGCAGCGCAACAAGATCGTATCCTTTCTGAGCGGCACCCTGACCATCATTGCCTCTGGCGGCGCGTCCGGTGCAGTTGATCCTGTCCTCGCAGCCAAAGTTGGTCTGATCGGTGGCGTACTGAATCTGGCGATCAACAACTTCTGGAAGAAGTGATGCATGGTCTGCATGATCGGCAAGGCTGGAGCGTTTCATGCCACTGACAAAGGTAGAGTTCAAACCCGGCATCAATAAGGAGAATACTACTTACTCCAACGAAGGCGGGTTCTACAACTGTGACAAGATTCGTTTCAGGTCTGGCTATGCTGAGAAGATCGGCGGCTGGATAAACTTCGCGTTTGATCAGACCTTTGCTGGCGTCACTTTCTCGCTTTGGAATTGGGTTTCTCTATCCGGGGAAGACCTGATCGCATTTGGCACCAACCAGCGATACTACGTTCAGTACAACAACGTCTACTACCCTATCACGCCTGTCCGTACCACGCTTAGTACCATCGATTACACGACGGTTGCGGGATCGAAAAAGGTCACCATCTCCATTACAAATCACGGGGCCTATCCCGGCGCGTGGGTCACGCTGACTGGTCCTGTAACTGTAGGAGGCATAACTATAGACGCGGGGGACTATGAGGTTGTCGCCACGGACGCGACGTTCTCGTCCTACATAACGATTTCTGCTTCCTCTGCCGCTGTTTCATCTGCAACGCTAGCAAGCGTTCAGACCGCTACGTTTGCCATTAACGCATCCGATCCCACCTATTCTCCTACAGCACTTGGCTGGGGTCTTGGCCCGTGGGGCGGTGGCGGGTGGGGGCACGTTACGTTGCCTACCAACTTCAATCTTTGGTCGCAGGGTAACTTCGGCCAAGACCTGATCATGGCACTGTATGGCGGGCCTATCTATTATTGGGAGAAAGATACTGCAACCTTTGCTCCTGCTGTTACGATCAATACTTATGCAAACGGCGTAGTTAAGACATCCAAGTCGGCTACGTTTGGTTCAGGCGTTACTAGCATAACTGTCGGGGATTCGCTGGGCATCAATCCCGGTGCTGTTATCACAGGAACAGGTATCATTACGGGGACTTACGTCACAACTGCCTATATCCCCGGCAGTACTACGGTGCCTATATCAGTAGCAACTTCTGGCGTATCAGACGGGAATCCCTACACGTTCAGTTATTCGGGACGTTACGCACCTAATCAAACTAATCAGGTGCTTGTCTCGACGGTGTATCAGTTTGTAGTGGCTATCGGGTCTACGCCGTATGACCCAACGACTTTTAGCCCCACGTTCAACCCTATGCTGGTGCGCTGGTCAGATCAGAGTAACCCTGCGGAATGGGTACCGGAGACAAGCAATCAGTCCGGCGAACAGGTTCTAGGGCACGGGTCTTATCTGGTAGCAGCAGCCCCTACTCGCCAAGAAATTATTATTTGGTCGGACACTGCGCTGTACACCATGCAGTACGTGGGAGCGCCGTTCGTGTTCAATTTCCAGTTGCTGATGGACAACGTCTCCATCATCTCGCCTAACGCA